TGGTATCTTTATTGAACTTTCTCCAGATGAGGAGCAGAAGGAGAGACTCGAGCAGAACATTCAGATTGCTCTATCTAGAAACGATATCAACCTTGAGGACGCTATCGACATCAGAGAGATCAAGAACATTAAGATGGCTAATCAACTTCTTAAGGTTAAGAGAGCTAAGAAGATGGAGACTGATCAGAAGAACGAGATGATGAAGCAGCAGATGCAGGCTCAGATCAACATGCAGTCTCAGGAGGCGGCTGCTCAAATGGCAATTCAAAAGATTCAACTTGAGACAGAAAGTAAGATTCAACTCAAGCAGGCTGAGAACGCAATGGATCTAGAGAAGCTCAAGGGAGAAGCAATGTTGAAGCTACAGTTGATGGAGCGTGAGTTCCAGTACAACATGCAGTTAAACGGTATGCAAACTCAGTTGCTAAAGAATAGAGAGGAGATGAAGGAAGATAGAAAAGACCAAAGAGTAAGCAAGCAAAACACTCAACAGTCAAAGCTAATTAGTCAAAGAAAAAATAACTTACCTCCAATGAGGTTTGAGTCAAACGAGGACACTATGGACGGATTTGACATGGCTTCATTCGAACCAAAATAAATTAAATAATAACTAAATTTGTAATCTAATGGAATTAAAAGTAAGAGTACTAGACGATGTGGAGCAGAAGTCTGCTCAACAAGTTGAAGAAGAGTTGCTTAAAAAGCATGATGAGCAAGTTGCGGCTACAGAAACTGTAGTAGAAAATGTAGCTCCAGTGCAAGAAGATTTAAGCGAGGATAAAGTCCTCGACTTTCTTGACAAGAAGTACGGAAAGAAACTCTCAAGTGTAGAGGATCTGTTCGCACCACAGAAAGAAGAGCTCCCAGAAGATGTTTCTGCATTCTTGAATTTCAAGAAAGAAACAGGAAGAGGGCTTAATGATTTTATGAAAATCAATACCGATTTGAACTCAATGAGTCCAGACCAAGTATTGAAGGAGTACTACTCTCAGAAGGAGAGTGATCTTGATAACGAGGAAATCGATTACTTGATGGCTGACAAGTTTGGCTATGATGAGGATCTAGATGACGAGAAGGATATCAAGAAGAAGCAGATTGAAAAGAAAAAAGAACTTGCAAAAGCTAAGAAGTTCCTTGAGGAACAAAAGCAGAAGTACAAGGCACCGCTTGAGTCAAGCTATGGTAGCCTTTCTGCCGAGGACCAAGAGGCATTGAAAGCTTACAAGGAATATTCAGCAAACGCTAGAGGTGGCCAAGAGCTAGAGCAGAAACAGGCAGAGTGGTTTCTAAAGAAGACAGATGAAGTTTTCAACAACGATTTCAAAGGTTTTGATTTCAAGATTGGAGACAAAGAACTGAAGTTTTCACCAGGAGACCATAATGAACTGAAGAAGGCTCAGTCTAACATCAATAACTTCATTGCAAAATTTGTAAACAATGATGGGTTGATCGAAGATGCAAAAGGTTACCACAAGTCATTAGCTGTTGCTATGAACCCAGAGAAATTCGCTAAGTTTTTCTATGAGCAGGGGATTGCTGACGCTGTCGAAAAGGAAGCTAAATCAAGCAAGAACATAAACTTCGAAGTAAGAAGATCCCCTGAAGTAATGAACAAGGGAAGTTTTAAGGTTACTAGCGTAGGAGACTCCGATGGTCGAGGTCTTCGAATTAGGTTTAAAAAATAAAACAACAAAAAAATGGCAGGATCAGTACAAACTGTACCTGGCTTTCAATTACAGCCAAGTGCAGAGAGAGTAACACTCTCAACAAATTACATTACCGACTTCAACTTCTTGAACCAGTATCTACCTGATACTTACGAGAAAGAATTTGAGCGTTATGGTAACCGAAGCGTAGCATCTTTCTTGAGATTGGTGAGCGCAGAATTGCCTTCTACTTCTGACTTGATCAAGTGGACTGAGCAAGGACGTCTTCATACTAAGTATGTAAACGTAACTCAAGATGGAGCCTTTGGCGACTCTAATGCAACTTTTACCGTACCTGCTGGTCAGCTATCTGGTAAAGGATTTGTAAACGGTAGCATCGCTATCCGTGTTGGACAAACTGTCCTTATCTCTGAAGAAGGTGCTGGTGCTCAAGGTCTAAACAAAGGTATCGTTACCGCTGTTGACTATGCAGCAAGAACTTTTGACGTAGCTTACTACGAAGCAGCTGGACAAACTTTCGTAGCAACTAAGACTGTTTCTGTGTTTGTTTACGGTTCTGAGTTTAAGAAAGGAACTCTTGGAATGGTTGATTCTCTTGAGTCTGATGGTGAGATCTTCGAGAACTCTCCAATCATCATCAAAGATCAATACTCAGTATCTGGTTCTGACATGGCTCAGATCGGATGGGTAGAGGTTGAAGGAGACAATGGCCCAGGTTTCTTGTGGTACCTAAAGTCTCAGCACGAGACCCGTCTTCGTTTCGAAGATTATCTTGAGACTGCAATGATCGAAGCTATCCCTGCCGCAGGTTCTGCTGCTGGATCTGCTAAGGTGTTGGGCTTCAAAGGATCTGAAGGTCTATTTGACGCAATCGGTAAGAGAGGTAACGTATGGTCAGGTGGTAACCCATCTACTTTGGATGATTTCGATAGCATCGTTTCTCGTCTTGATAAGCAAGGATCTATCGAGGAGAACGTAATCTTCTTGGATCGTCAGTTTGGTTTCGACATTGACGATATGTTGGCAGCTCAAAACAGCTACGGAGCTGGAGGTACTTCTTACGGTCTATTTGACAACGATGAGAAGATGGCTCTTACTCTTGGTTTCACTGGCTTCCGTAGAGGTTATGACTTCTACAAGTCTGACTGGAAGTACTTGAACGATCCAACCATGCGTGGTGGTCTAGTAGGTGGAGCTGTATCTGGTGTTCTTGTTCCAGCTGGAACTACTACCGTTTACGACAACGTACTTGGTAAGAACGCTAAGCGTCCATTCTTGCACGTTCGTTACAGAGCTTCTGAGACTGAAGATCGTAAGTACAAGACTTGGATCACTGGTTCCGCAGGTGGAGCTCAGACTTCTAGCTTGGATGCAATGGAGGTTCACTTCTTGTCTGAAAGAGCGTTGTGCACCATGGGTGCTAACAACTTCTTCTTGTTCGAGAAGTAATAGTAAATTAGGGAGGGCCGATTGGCCCTTCCTTTTACCTTTAAACAAACAAAACAATGGCTATTAAGAAAACAACAAAAGGACCTGTCCCAAAGTCTGTAGCAAAGAAAGCAGTAAAAGTTGCTAAATCTGCTACAAAGGAAGGTATATCTGAAGCTATGGGTTCACCTCGAAAAAAACAAGAATTGACTAAAGAGCAAAAACAAGGATTGTTTAATCAAACTCTAGTTCAGGGAGGTAGTAAAAATCCAGCAATTAATCCAGAAAAGTACTATCCTTCCATGTATGGAAAAGGTAGAGTTGGTGATAAAGTTGGTTCTGCAATGAAAATTACAAAGAAAACAATGAAACCACTTTCAAAAAAGAAATAATATGGCAATTCTAGGAAAAGGCCCAGGGCCTAAGAAAAACAATAAAAATAAAGTTTCAACTTCTAAGGTTGGGACAAGAGCAGGACAGACAGTAGCTGCTCCAGGTTATGGAATGGGACTAATCAGAAATGAGAAGGCTATGAAGGAACCAACTAAGAAGTATACAATGGGTTCAGGTCCTGCGGCAGTAACTCGCACTCAACAGCAAGGCATCATTGGTCCTAAGCCTTTAGGTCCAGGTGGTAAAGCTGGTGCTGCTACTCCAGCTCCTAAGAAAAAGAGAACTGGACGTACTGCTGTAGGTCAAGCACTTTACAATACAAAAGATGCTATTACAGATGTTACTTATGAATTAAGAAAATACGGATTTAAAAATCCTTTTCAAGGTTCTGGAGGAGGAAGACGCAGAAGAGGTAAAACTTGCCCTGCTTATTAATTAACTGAGGGAGTCTTTGTTGGCTCCCTCTATTTTCAAATTAAATTTAAAATCAAATGGAACAATTAAAATCGAGAACTTATGTTCTCCTAAGATCAGACGCGCCACTTAGCTTGATGATCCCATCTAAGGGTACAGCTAGAAGGCCACTACTTTACTTTGACGGTAAAGCAAATAGACAGCTGAGATATTCAGCTAATCAACCAAGCCCATTTATTGACGAGCAGGACGGAAACGTACTCCTTGAGCCAATCGTATTTGAGGATGGTATGTTACACGTACCAGAAAGCAATCCAGTACTACAGCAGTTTCTTTATTATCACCCAGGAAATGGAAAGATTTTTGAAGAACTAGACCCAGAGAAAGACGCTCAGAATGATCTTATTGATCTAGATATTGAGGTAAATGCACTTATTGCTGCTAAATCAATGGAACTTTCCATGATGGAGACAGTTGCTAGAATTGGTCTTGGTATTCAGGCAGATAAGAAAACATCCTCAGAGCTGAAGAGAGACGTACTTGTTTTTGCTAAGCATTATCCAACTAGATTCATGGAGATCTTGAATGATCCAATGCTAAGAGTTCAGGACATTGTAGCTAGATCATTTGAGCAGCAGATCCTTAAAACTAGAAACAAGGGAAGAGACATTTATTTCAACCTTTCAGATAACAAGAGCAAGTTCATGACTATACCATTTGGAGAGCACAGAATCTCAACGGTATCTAAATATCTACAGACAGATGAAGGTATTGAAACACTAAAGTTGTTAGAGCGAAATGTTGAATAGTCTAAATTAAGAGAGAGGGTAATACCTCTCTTTTTTTTTACTATCTTTGTATAAAAAGAATGGGATGATAAATTCAGTAAGAAATACGGTACTGTCTGTTTTGAACAAAAATAATTACGGCTACATCAGCCCTAATGACTTCAACCTATTTGCTAAGCAAGCTCAGCTAGACGTCTTTGAGAATTACTTTTACAGATACAATTACCAGATCTTAAAAGAAAATGCTAGAGAGTCTGGAACTGGTTACGCTGATATTAAGAAGCAATATGAGGAAGTTATTGACTCATTTTCAAAATTAGTATCACTTACTAAGACATCTGGAACTTTCGCTCTGCCTACTGACTACTATACTATTGTTAGGGTGATCCATACAAATGGTTCAGGAAAAATGGTTGAGATTGAAAAGGTTCCTGCCGCTAGAGCTCAACAGTTACTAATGTCAAATTTGACTCAACCAATTGATTTGTTCCCAGCGTACGTGCAACTTGAAGATAAGTTAAATGTTTATCCAGACACAATTGCAACTGGTGTTTCTTGCTACTACGTTAGATACCCTAAAGACCCAAAGTGGACATACTCTATGTTTCAAGGGGAGCCATTGTTTAATCAAAGTGCTATTGATTATCAGGACTTTGAATTATCAATTATAGATGAGCCAACACTTGTCGCTAAGATTTTGCAATTTGCTGGAATGTCAATTAGAGAGGTTGAAGC